TCATTGAGTTTCTCCTTTTGCATCGGTCAGCGGTCGGGCCGCCGCGGCGACCTCCAGCCGCTCGACCCGCACGGCGTTGGCGCTCCACAGCTGCGCCAGCGCCCACGCCAACAGCGCCGCGGCGATACCCCAGGAACGACTCTTCAGCCCCTCGATGGCCTGAAGCGTGGAGGCCACCGTCGCCTTGATCTCCCCCAGCCGCTCCTCGCAGCGGGACTCGTGGTCGCCAAGGCGCTGTTCGAGGGCCGCGAGGCGTTCGGATTGGGTGGTCATGCGGGCCCCCAGCTGGCGCTACCGCCGATCTCAAAGCCCTTGATCTTCGTTGTGCCGGTGTCGGTCTTGGTCCCCTGTTCGTTCTGGCCGGCGAACAGGCCCAAAGGCAGGCCATTCAACATGGCGACCACCTGCTGCGTGCTGGTCACTGGAGCCAGGCGCTGCTGCTGATCGATGCCGCGCAGCGTGTCGCCGAGGCCGGCCTGCGTACCGATATTGGCCCGCTGGTTTGCATCAGCTTCAAATCGGAACCCTGCCTTCTGGGCGCGATCCTGCAGGGCCATCTGGGCGTTAGCGACGCGCGCCTGGGTCGCGCGGTCTGCGTCCCCGGACGCGGCCTGCAGCGCCATATTGTACCCTTGCGATCGAAGGCCCCCGAGGGCTGATGCCCGGGCGCGCGAGAGTTCCCCTTCGGTCATGCTCTGGGTCAGGGCCGCGCCGGATCCTCCGAAGGCGCCGGAGCCCGCTAGGTTGAGCGCCTGCTGAGCCCGGACCTGGCCAGCGTTTGCGTCGAGGTCGGCCGCGGTCGAGTCGACGACATCCTTCAAGTACGGGTCCATGTAGCGGCCGACCCAATCGTAGGCCTTGCCGCCCGATGCGAAGGGCGTGTCCGCTTGCATGAGGGGCGACAGCCAGGAGCCGTCGCTGGACAAGGCCCCCGCTGTGCCGGCCGCCTGTTGCTGCAAGCCGTGAGCGGGCGCGACCAAACTGTTGGGGTCTAGATTCAGCAGGCTGCCAACCCGCCCCGCCGCCGCTTGCACCGGCGAAGTCGCCCACTCCGGCACGACGGGCGTCGTCGTATTGTTGAATGTGCCGGTGTTGTTGAAGGTCGTCTTGCTCTTGCTTGCCTTGCCCGAGAGACTGAAACCAAAGGGCATATTGCTCACCTTTCAAGAGATGCGATCGGCGTCGACGCCGCTCAAAGTTGCCCGGCCTGCGCGGCGTCGAACATCGGCGCCCCGATCCGGCAGCCTGTGGGGGCGCTCTCGCCGGAGAAGCGCACGCGGAACAGGCGGCCGCTGGCCAACAGGTCCGCCTTCGCGTCGCCCGGCGCCATCGCCACGGCCTGGATCGTCTGGTCCGCGGACTGCGGATGCAGCCTCCCCGCCACCTTCACGGTGACCGGCCCGACCTGATCCTTGAAATCCGGCCAGAGGCCACGCACGAGCAGGGTCGCGTCGGGATCGAGGTAGCTGTCGGCGGTCTCGATGAACCAGCCGAAGCTGCCCCCGTCCGCGGACCGCCCCCGCTCGTGCAGGAAGACCGCGCCGCCGTAGGTCGCCCCGATCGGATAGGCCGACGGCCCGGCGTCCACGAACGCGGTCCGCGCCATGATCCCGCGATGCCAGGCGCCGGCGTCCGGTCCGCTGACCGCCAGCGCCAGGTAGCGGCTGTTCTCATAACCCTCGCGCCGGTCCGGATAGTCGAACCGGACCTCGGAGAACTCGGCGTTCGAAGAGGCCACGACCTTGTCGCCCTGGCTCGCGGCCAGCTCCTCGGCGAAGTCACGCCGGATCGGGCATGGAATCGGCTCGGCCTGGCCGCCTAGCGCATAGCGATAGAATTGCCGGTCCGGACTCACCCAGAACGCTGTCTGCCCCACCACGACCGCGGCGTTGGGCCCGATCAGGCCGCAGTTGCGGCCCACCCGATCGAACCGCCACGGCTGGTTCAGCGCGCCGACGAATGTGCCCAGGAACAGCGCGTCCCCCGTCCAGACCAGCAGGCACGGGCCGCACATCCGCCCGGCCACGATCCGGCCTCCTCCCGTGAGGATGTATTCGCGCGCCGTCGAGCCGCTGGCGCTCGTGCTCCACTGCGTGTTCTCGCGGATCGAGGAATGCCGGATACAGAGCGGATTGAAGGTTCCGGAGACCTCCTCGTTGCACCCTAGTGCGAAGACCTGGTAGCCGCCGTTCAGCGGCGCCACCAGCATGTGGGTTACGCGGGCGGGCGCATTCGCCACCGCGACCGCAGGCGCCCCCGGGACGTTCGTCCAGGCGAAGATCGTCTGGTTCCGCGGGCTGGCGAGCAGTTGTTGTCCCCACGCGCCGAAAGACCACGTCAGCGGGAAGTAGTCCGTCTCCGACGCCAGTCCGTACTCGCCCGCTCCATAGGCGCCGGTGCCGTATCCGGCCGATCCCGCGCCATCGATCGCGCCGGGCGTGAACCCCGCGGTCGGGGTGATGTCGAACAGCGAGCCACCCTGCCAGAGCTGTAGCTTTGAGTGGGTCCCGAACCCGATATTCAGCACACCCTTGTTGTCGGTCCACGGGAACACGGCGCGGCACACGCCGGTGAGCGGCTCCCGCATCAGCCGCTCCCAGCCCCCGATCGTCTCCGGCCGGCCCAGCCGGAAGCGGACGTTCGATCCATCCGCCCACCGCCCGCTGGCCGCAAACGTGGTGTCATCGCCGCTCAGCCCCGCTGGCAGCTCTAGGGGAATCTTCATGGGGTCTCTCGGATTGGTTGGCGGTAGCGCAGGGCTTGGCGGCGTCCGGCCCGGTCGGCTTCACACCCAGCCTTGCGCGGCTTTCCAGTCGACGAAGGCGGCCGAGTAGACATCCCGATGCATCAAGCCGCTGGGGTGCAGGCCCGCGGTGTCATGGGGCACCTCCCAGACGTCGGAGCCGATGGCGGGACTGGAGAAGCCGTTCGGCACGACCTCGGCTGTCAGATTGCCTGCGCCGAGGACCCGCGAGACACCCAGGTAGCCGGAGCCTGCTGAGGTCGCGCAGAGGTGCATGCCGGGCGACGCGGCGTTCGCAAGCCCGATCTGGGGCGCGACATAGGCGGTTGTCGTGGTCGTCGTGAAGGGACGGACCGCCAGCTTGTCGCGGTTGTCGCCGGTGTCGTAGGAACCCTTTGCCCAGGTGGGAATGGAGCCCTGGATCCAGCCTGCGCTCCGCAGGGCGCCGCCCGGTTGCAGCGCAGTCCAGAAGAGCCATCGATCGCCCATCGTCGCCGGATTTCCAGCGGTCCAGGCGTCCGCGGCGGCGATGTTGGCGTCCGGCACGCCGCTGCTGTTGGCGGTCACCGTCTGCCCGGCGAAGTCGCGGTACAGGTTGGTCGATCGGGGACGCGCCAGGAGTTCGTGCTGATAGATGGGCAACCCGGGCCATTCGGCTTGGAGCGTCGCGTAGTACGCTGGCATCCCGGTGACCAGGCTCTTGGCGGCCGAACAGCTATTCTCCCCGTGCTGGCTCAGGATGATGTCGAAAGGCGGCTGGCCCTGCAGCAGCGTGACCTGCTTCACAAGATCCAGCTTCTTCTCCCAGCGCGGCCGGTTCTTCCAGCCTGACGTGCCTTCGATGGGATTCTGGCCGGGCACACAGAGATTGAGATAGGCAAGGCGCTTCGCGCCGACGCTACTGTCGAGCCCGACGCCGATCATCCCGAATTCGCGCCGGACGGTCCAGCACCCCGGCAGGGTGTCGCCCGCGGCGCCGAAGCCGATGCTGTCGCCGGGCACGACGACGGCCGGCCGCCCATCGCCTCCCCTGGCGAAGCACATCGAGGGGCCCCAGGAGCGCCCGCCCACGCCGTTGGTCCAGGTCGGGACAGGCCCTGGGCCGTCGTTGGGGATTTCACTGGTGTAACCGCCGGCGCTGGTGAAGCCGCGGGCCGCGTCGGACGCGCCGCCCGGATTCCAGTAACTGTTGGAGATCATCACCGGGATCTTGGAGTTGCCGGCGCTGTAGTGGAACTTGCAGATCCAATGGACGACCGCGTTCGCGGGCATCGACACGGCTGCGAAGCCGCCCAGCAGCACGCCCGCACCCGCGGGGACCGACTTGGGGACGTCGGTCGACGAAACCCAGCTCCCATCGACGTAGATCTTGAACGCGTCGATCGTGATGTCGCAGCCGCCGCTGGCTTCCGGTCCGCTCGTGCCATGCGAGAAGTTGCAGAAGCCGAACAGGTGGTCAGTGGTCACATAGTCGGGCGACGCGAAGGCTTGGCGACACACCTGGTAGAGGTAGTCCGTCGTCCCGTTGCCGTTGGTCTGCATGAACGCCCCGGCCTCGCTTCCCTGATGGACGGGAGTCCGCAGACCGGTTCCGATGACGCTGTAGCGCGAGGGCGACGTGCCCCCCTGTGACGGCGGCGCTGCGCCGATAGCTGTGCGCGAAAGGTGACGGGGGCTCCTCGCCCCGACGTGCAGCGCCATCCTATAGCCCGACGCCGGTGGAGGCGTAGGCCGAACCCGTCCCCGACGCCGCGACGAAGGCGATGTGGGTGTCTTGGCGGCGATCGTTGTTCTTGACCGTGATCACCTCCACCGCGCCCGCCGGTAGCGGCACGTCGGCGCTGGTCGCCTGAACCGTGGAGTCACCCACCCGATAGAAGACCACGCCGGCCAGGGCGTTATGCAGCCGCAGCTGAAACGCCCCCGTGGGCCTGCTCTTGATCGCCACACCCGGCGTCGACGACGCCGAAACGCTGACCGTCACCGTGGCGTCGTCCACGGGCATGAATGCTCGTTCCATTTCTGGTCTCTCTGAGGTTTGGTGATTGATGGATGTCGGGCTCGTTCAGCGGACGCCGCACGCGCCGATGACAGCGAGCCCGCTGAGGTGGCCGACGAGCCGGGCTCCGGGCAGAGTGTTGTGCCACCGTGCAGAAGCCTTCCTTGGGATCAGCCCTCGGCTTTTTGTGGCGCGAACGCGATCCGGGAACACCACCGACATGGCCACTCCCCCGCTGATCGCTCGCTATGCTAGAGGGCGGAAATGGATGCATCACAGCAAGCACACGAGCTGAGCCGCGGGCTAACCGTTGCTAGCACGCGCGTTGCCGAGGGGTGGCTAGACCAAGCCGAAGAGGTCCTGCGGAATCTGCTCGCGGCTCATCCCTCTGACGCCGCGGTCCATCGGCTCCTAGGCGTCGTTGCCTTTAAACTTGGTCGCGTGGCAGAAGGTATCTCTCTTCTCCATCGCTCTACAGAATTAGGGCCGGCCACCTTCTCGCATTGGTCGGATCTCGGTGTCGCATACCGGCTGTCTGGCGAACCGAAGGCCTCTCAGGCGGCATTCCTACGGGCGGCAGCGACACCGGACGCCGCGACCATGTGGAACGCCCACATCCCAACGGAGGTGCGAACGTTCTCGACTGACGACGGCTTCCACAGGTTCAAGGTTGGCGACTACCAGTACGAGGCTCAACAACGCTATGGTGGCCACCGCGCCCCACACCCCGACCTGCTTATGACGGTCGAAGCGGGGCGGAATTCATACAGGGAAACTATTGCTGATATAGGCAAACACCTAGAGCGCTTCTCTAAGCTTCCTCTTTCGGGAGACTACGATTCAGCAGATCCATTCTGGCTAAATACTTGGTTCCCCCCTCTCGATGGGATGGCGCTCTATGCTCTCCTCGCGGAGCACAATCCGAAGAGATTCGTTGAGGTAGGGTCGGGCACGTCAACCAAGTTCGCTCGCATGGCTGTCACTGACGCAAAGCTCCAGACTAGGCTTACCTCAGTCGATCCCCAACCTCGAGCCGAGATCGATGACTTGTGCGACAGCGTCGTAAGAAAACGGCTTGAAGATTGTGACCTGAAAATATTTGATCAACTTCAGCCAGGCGATTTTCTATTTCTTGATAGCTCTCATAGAAGCTTTCAAAACTCGGACGTTACAGTTGCGTTTTTGGAAATATTGCCGCGACTTAAGGCAGGGGTAGTGGTGCACATCCATGACATTTACCTGCCGTATGACTACCCACGAGGACATGCGCCCAGGCTCTGGAACGAGCAGTACCTTTTGGCCACGGCCCTTCTCTTTGCGCCGCAAGCGTTCGAGGTTCTCTTTCCTAGTCAGTTCGTCGCGCGCGACGCCGAGTTGTCGTCGGCAATGAAGGTGGCGACTTCGTTAGGCTCCCTCGCCGGACTGCATCTCCACGGGTCATCGTTCTGGATGCGCAAGAACTGACATCTTCTCAATGAGCCGCGCAAAGCGCGATCATTACCGTGCCGTTGCCGCCGGAGCCCTGCAAGCCTGGCAAGGCTAGCCCGATTGCGATGGCCCCTCCGCCTCCCCCCCTACTGTTGCCTGCAACCCCTGAGTTCCCTACGGTGCCCGCACCGCCAAACAGAGTGCTTGAAACGTCACTGAATCCAGCTGCGCCACCGCCACCGGCGCAGGAGCCTACGCCACCCAAGCTTGCAATTCCGCCCGCGCCGCCAAAGCGTGGTGTCTGGCCTGGAGTTGCAGTACCAGCGCCGCCCGCGCCGCCATGACGGGCGAGAATGATGCGGCCGAGCCCGCTCACCAGACCACCTGCGCCGCCGCCGCCGCCCACCCGACCAGCCCCACCGCCTCCCGCCACCAATGAGTATCGACCGGGGACGGAGACGAAGGTGTCACCGCCACGGCTCCCATCAACGCCAGATCCTTCGTCTGTGCCCGCAAGAGCGCCGGCCCCTACCGAATAGAAGATTGCCTCGCCAGCAGCCAAGCGGATGCGTGTGTAGAATGCTCCGCCGCCGCCGCCCGCACCAGCGTCGCCTCCGCCATAGCTAGACCCGCTGCCTCCGCCGCCCCAGGCGTAGACCAACGCAATGCATGGTGCGGGCGCGGTTAGACTTGCCGCGCCGGCTGTTGCAGCGACAGGCATAGCGACAAGATCGAGACGCGCGTCAGCGTAGGACTTCCGCCCATACAGCGCCTGCCCCACCAACCCCCTCAGCTGGTGCCTCATCAGTAATCTGCCCATTCCGCGACAACATTGACGGTGACAGACTGTCCCTCACCCACATAGATTCTTTCATTGGCAGAAAGAATTAGGGGATTTTCATCCGAGTATCCAAAGTCAGTCGTCGGAACTTGTGTATTCTGTGCCATACTATAAATTGGCATCAATACACTATCACTGAAGTACTTATTTACCCCAGAATCCAAACTTCGGAACATCTGTATTTGATTGGCGGTGCTGACCGTTGCCGCCGGAATCGCCTGCAATTTGGTCAAGCGCCCTCCGTTCGCTCCGGCGGTCACAAGCAGCACGCTGTTGGTCACGCCGGCCGGCGTATAGTTGGTGTTCGCCGTCGCGAGGCTCACCACGTTCGACTTCGGCGTCTGCGGCGTCACGATGCTATTGGCGGTAACAGCCATGGTTCTCTCTCCTAAAGGGCTACGGCGAACGCGAGCGCGAGGCCTTTCACGGCGCTCGCGTAGTCGGTGAGGTCGGCGGTCGACAGCGCCTGCCAGCTCGCATTCACCCCGTCCGTGCGGACGAACTTGCCGGCGTTGCCGGTCTGGGCGGGCAGGTTGCCGGCGTTGTAGGACCAGGCCACGCTTGAGACCCAGTCCTTGACCGAGGCGCCGCCGTATCCCGGCGTGGTGACCGCTGCGCCGTCGGTGGCGACCCAGACCATGTCGCCTGGATCGACCGTGATGCTCGCGCCCGCCCCCGTCGTCAGCGTGACGGCCCCGGCGCAGGCGTTCCAAACCAGATAGGCCTTGCTCACTGCCGGGATGGTGACCGTGAACGGTCCCGCGCCGCCGGTGAACTTGATCATCGCCGCGCGCGCCTCGTCGTCGAGGTCGTTGGCGGAGGTGAGGGTCGTGTTTCCCGTCAGCGGCTTCGTCAGCCAGCCGGCGACCGCATAGTCGGCGCGCGTCAGGGCGAGGTTGAGGCGGTCGCCCCAGGTGTTGATGTTCTCTCCGGTGAACTGGCGTTCGAACCGGAGGGATGGCGTCCAGGATGAAGGCATCAGACGATCACGGCTCCCGTGTCTTGGCGGATCCAGTGGACCCCGTCCGAATGGGCGAGGGTGTTGAGGTCGGTGACGAGCGCCAGGGTCTGCGGATGGCTGGCGGCCGACGGCAGCCCCGCTGCGGCGACCGCGAACAGCGGCGTCGGCGCCCCGGGCGCGAGCAGTGCGGAAAGCGCGTCGTGGAAGGACTTCAGCACCATTCGCAAAGCGTCCGGCACGCCCGGCCCGATGGGCGAGAGCATCATGCCCGGCGCTCCAGGATCAGGTCCGGCAGCTCGGTCGACAGCCTCTGCGGCGCGCGGCTGCGGGCGTCCTTGGCGTTCAGCTCCCCGATGGCGCGGCCCAGCTTGCCCTCGTAGGCGCCTGCCAGTTCCGTATCGCGCAGGAACGGTCCGGCCTCGCTCAGGACGGCGAACAGATAGACGTCGGGCGCCTCGCTCAGCAGCCCATTCGTCGGCGCCGCGTCGGACAGGGCGAAGGCCTGCAGCATCCGCAGCGTCAACTCATAGGGTCGATCGCACGGCCGGTCGAAACGGAGGCTCGCCCCGTCCACCGTCCAAGCGCCGGGCTCACCGCGCAGTGACGAGCCGCCGATCAGGCTCGCCTCGATGAACGGCAGTTCGATCCGGGCCCCGGCCCCCTCGATCCAGACCCGAAGCGGCTCGGTGAAGCCTGCGGGCAGCGGGATCGCCCGCGCGCCGATGCCCACCGATAGCGCGACTTCGGTCTCCGCTAACCGGGTCCGCAACACCCGGTTCAACCTGGCCTCCGCCAGGGTGATGAATTCCGGAATGCGCGCCGTCAGGTCCGCGCGCACAAGCCAGTTCGCCGCCGCAGCCTGAAGCTGGGCGTAGGTCGTGATCGCCATGTTGGATGTCCCGAGAGTCGGAAAGCCGCGCAGCGCGGCAGAAGGCGTATCGCCAAAGAAGGACGGCGGACGGTCGCCCGCCCGCCGTCGCGGTCATCCCGCTAGTTGTTGGCCAGGCGGCAGGCGAGCTGCGGCCGGATCGTCTTGAAGCCGTAGAGCACGTCCAGACGGCACGGGAACTTGTCGTTGTTGATGTCGTACTGGCGCACGATCCGCATCGACACGCCGTCGAACACCTCGCGGCTCGCGAAGTCGACCCCGCGCGGCATCACCATGTCCGCCGTCGCGAAGGCGAAGGCGCCCTTCTGATAGGCCATGCTGATGCCGTGGGGAGCATTGCCGGTCCCGGCGAACGTGATCGGGGCGGCCGCGCCCGGCGAAGCCGACACGTTCTGCGCCGGCCCGGTGGTCACGATGGCGGGGCTGATCTGCAGCGTCCCGGCGCCGCCGGCGTGGTCGGCCGTCGCCACGAACTGCTGCTGCACGTTGGTCGCCTGCTTGGTCTCGGGATGGACCCGGAAGACGCCAGTGATCACGAAGACGTCGCCGGCCTTCACCGCGCCCGTGCCGGTGTTGACCCCTAGGGTCGTCCCCGTCTGGCCCGCGACGGTCACCTGATAGTTGTTGGCTGCGCCGCGCAGGTGCGCGGGCCACAGCGTGTTCTCCATGAAGTCGAAGCCGGCGGTCCGGCCCATGAAGCCTTCGCGGTTCTGCTTCGAGATCGTGGTCTTGTCATTGAACAGCGCCTTCAGGTCGTTGACCATATCGACGTTGTCCTGGGTGTTCAGGTTGCAGGTCCTGGCGTTCAGCGGCGCCAGGTTGTCCACCAGGATCTTCCGGCCCTGGAGCACCTTCATGAAGCTGGCGGCCGAGCCATGGCCGTTCACCTGGTTGTAGATGTCCTTGTACATGCCCATCGCGTCGGCCTCGATGTTCGCGGCCAGCACGCTCATGGCGGGTTCCAGGATGCGCTCGGAGAAGTCATCCAGGTTCAGCGTCAGATCCACCGACGTGAAGTTCAGGTCGACGCCCTTCTGGGTCTGGACCTTCAGGTCCACGCTCGACTCGACGGTGTCGAGCTCGGCCGGAACCGGGTTGAGGGCCGCGCCCGTCCGGACCTTGTACTGGTTCGGCAGGCGGATCTTCAGGGTGTCGCCGATCTTGGCGCCCGACTGGGCGAACCGGTCGTCGTAGTCGCGCGTGATCGTGCCCACGAAGTTGAGCTTCTGGTGCAGCACGCGCAGCGCCTCCCGCGTCACCGCGGTGGCGGTCAGGATGGTATTGGCCATGTCTGTCCTTTGAATGTTGGGTTTGACGGCCGCGTGGGATCGTCCGAGGCGCGAAGGACGCGCGTGCTCGGGCGCCGCCGAAGCTCCGGCGTCGCGGCGGGATTGGCCTGACGGACACGTGTTCCGAGCGTCGCGAAGCCAGCCCGGAGGAGTCAGGTCAGGGTTTGATCTTGGATGTCGTCTCGACCTCGCCGGTCAGCCCGGCCGGTGTCACGGAGCCTTCGGCGCGGGGTATCGATAGGCGCCCTTCACCCCGAGCTTCTCGACGCCCCCGATATGAACGACGGCGATGTGGCGGCTTGCACTGTCCACATGCGCGCCGCCGTCGCACGAGAGGCATTTTCCTGCGGCGTCCCGGACCAGAACGCTCAAGCCATTCTCGCCAGCGATCTTGATCTTGTAGGATAGGTCGTCACACGCGCCGTTGCAGGTCTGCCGCATCAGCGGAGCGTGGGTCGTCTGAATCTCGACCGTGCGCGCGCTGTGTCGACTGAGGTCGGCGCCCGAGGCGCTGGCCTCGAAATTATAGGGCGGCGGCGACGGACGTCGGACCATCAGATAGATGGCCGACGCCGCGCTGGCGAACAGCAGGACGCCGCTCAGCAGGCCGATCCGAAAGGCGGTCATCCTCACGACGCGCTCTCCTCGACGGCCAGCGGGCTCCCCTTGACGAGCCATGTCTTCGGATGCGTGCCCCACCAGGACGCCTCGGGTTGCTCTCGGCACACGACGCACTCGCCGCTCGCGCTCCGCACCTCCAGATGTTGTGCGGGGCCGCCCGTCTCCACGAGGTCGTCACACGCGTCGCGGCAATCCAGCCGCAGCGCCTGCGACTCGTCCTTGAGCACCACACTTACGCCGCCCGAAGCGGAGACGTCGCGGCCTCGGATTTCCACCCAGGGACGGTCGGGGGGCGGAGGTGCGAACCAGTTGCCGATGGTGGCGGTCGCGTACATCCCCGCCAATCCAAGCACCCCGAGGAACGGCAGCACGAGCAGCCCAGCCACGATGCCGAGCGTGAAGCGCAGGCCTCGCGAAGCCGCCTGCCCCGTGGCCCTCAGCCACCCGGGTCCGCTCAAGTCCTCTTCCGCCGCCAAAGCTGCGCCTCCGTGCCGGCTCCCAACCTTGAGCATATGAGAACGAAAAAGGAACCCTGACAAGGGCAAAGCTCCGCCGGCGCTACCGGCCTCCCGAAAATGTCCGTCCGCTCGGCGGGCCCCGATAGAGCACGCTGAGCTCCGGCGTGTCGGGGCGGGTCTGTAGCTTGGCGGCGTTGATCGGCCGTCCTTCCCGCGCCGCTCGGCGACCCTCCGCGTTGTTGTGCAAGTCCATCCGGATCTCGTCCATGGTTTCACCCGGCGGGGGCGGCATGCCGGGTTTGCCCGCCTGTCCATACGGCCCGATGAGCCTTCGGTGTTTCCGAACGCTATCGACGAAATTCTCGGCTTCGTGCGCAATCCCCGCCGCCTCCGCGAAGATCGGCCCGGCCGCCTGGGCCGTGCGCTGAGACCACCGCGCGTGCCGCATCGCGTCCCGCGCGTCGTTGTGGGGTCGACCGGCGCCCGACGCCCATGACCGATCTTCCTCTTCCTTTCTGATCTGGTGGGCGATCTCCATCTTCGCCGGAATATCCCACACGCGCCCGGCGCGCTGTTCCAGCGTCAGACCCGCGCCAGTGATCCGCGCGAACGTCTGCGCGTTGTCCGCGACCACGCGGTTTGCTGCGCTCCTCAGTCGGCCCAAGGGATCGTTTCCTGGCCCGGCCATCACCGCCCCCTCGCCATCTGTTCGTTGCGCCGGCGCATCCACTCCTTGGTGCCCAGCTCGTCGCGCGTTCCACCGCCGCCCACGCCGCCGCCGGCCACGGTCACCGCCGGACGGATGGCCCGGGCTTGGCCCATCGCCTCCTCCTGGCCGACCTGATCGGCCCGCCAGGCCTTGTGCAGCAGCTTCCACAGTCGCGGATCGGCCATCTCGCGCAGCTCCTCCAGGGTCACGCCGAACGCGTGGCCGTATTCGACCAGCTTGGCGGCCACCTCCGGCGACCAGCCTTCGATTTCCTCGCGCAGCATGCGGCCGGTCTCCGCCATCGCCTCCGCCGCTTCCCGCGCCGCCTGCAACTCCTCGCGCGCGTCATGGTGCGACAGCGCGTAGGCGAACTGGTCACGCAGCTCACGGGTCTCCTCGTATCCCGCCCACAGAGCGCGCGCGCGGCCGACGTCGGACTGGCCCAGACTCTCCCAGTCGATGTCCTCGAAGGCCGCCAGCTGCTCGTCCAGAGCATGCAGCGTCGCCCGGTCGCCGGTGGCCCCCCGCAAGGTGCGCCGCTCCAGGGTCAGGGTCTCGCGCTCGGCTTCCAGCGCCCGCCGGTGCTCGGCCAGCTCCTGCGTCTTGCGGGTGTAGTCCGCCTGCCGGAGGATCGCGCCTTTCAGCGCCGCCGGTACGACATGGACCTCGCCGTCCAGTTCGACCTCGATCGTCTCCGGTTCGTCGCCGGCCTCCAGGCCGAGTTCGTCCGCGCGCACGAGGTCGCCCTCGTCCGCCATGATGGCGTCGTCGTTTTCCATGGATGTCCTTTGTGGATTTGCCCGGTCGGGCGGTCAGTGTGGTTGGCGGACCTGGGGCGGCGGCACGTCGGGCTGCACACGGTTCATCAGGCCGCGCACAAGCCCTTGCTCGCTTGGCGGCGGCCAGCTCGGCCCTCGTGCAGTGTCATCCGAAATGGTCTCAGCTGGCCAAGCTTCGCCTTGGCCTTGAAGGAACGCGAGCGCCAGCGTAGATGTCTGGAACATACTCAGAACAACGAAGGCGACATATGCGGCGCTACCTGGTCCCCTTGCTGCTCTTCGCCCCCACGCTCCTGGGCTTGATCGCCAGCTGGAACCACGAGTTCGCCTGGGTGATCTTCCTCGGAGCCTACTTCGTCCAAACCGTATGGTGGGTTGTCTTGGCCGTGCGCGCGCCGCCCATGGGTCGGCACTTGGCGGCCGTCTTCGCCCCGGCCCTGCTCCCACTCTGCCTGGTCGGATTTGCCGCCCTGGCCATGCGCGAGACCGATGCTGCGGTGATCGCGATTTTCTCGCTCCTGCCCTTCATCGCTGGAGTTCTGCTGGTCACAGTGATCGGCGCCGTCGGGATCGCGCTCGGCATGTCGTCTGCGACCCGGAAGGGCGGCGTGGAATTCTAGCCGCCCGGCCCCCGCAGCGCCGGGGACAGATCGTACGGCCTGACCTGTGGCGCGTTCTTCAGGTTTCGGTCGTAGCCGGGCGTGAGATGATCGCCAGGGCGAACCCCGAACATCCGCTCCACGACATCCGCGGCGAAGCTGTTGGAGTTCGACTGGCGACTGTAAGCCCTCCCGTCGCGCTTGAGCTCCTCCCCGTAGGCGCGCGCTGGCGCAGCCGCCGTCTGCGCCGACACACCTGGCAGGAAGCCACTGTGGAGGACGCGCCCGCCTTTCCGGTAGTCGCGGCTTTCCTGCTCGGGGCTCACGCCAGCCACCACCCTCAGGTTTCCATTGAGGGCGTCCCCGAGCGGCGATGGACCTCCACGCGCGATGAGGCGTTCCCGGCCGTCGTCGTACTCGACGTACATGTGCTCCGCCTTGCCCGGCAGCCACGGGATGTCATAACCCCGGACCGTGACGCGCGTGCCCGTTCGGGCCTTTGCCGGCGCGGCGCCCGCGGCCTGGACGCTGCGCAACAGCAGTTCATTGTCGACGATGCGGCGGCTCACCTGGTCTCGCGGCAGGTCAATGAACGTGGCCATGTCGATCCCTCCGTTTCTGCCCTTCCATGCGCCGTAGGTTCGATCGGACGGCGTCAGCCATGCCGTCCTCCCATCGCCTTCATGCGGTTCGTCTCGGCCTCGAAAGCCTCGATCTCCAGCTTCCGCGCCTCGTGCGCACGGTCCTGCTTGAGGCCTGCGATCTCGGCCTTGGCGGCGTTCAGCGCCTGGGCCAGTTGGCCCAGCTGCGCCTTGGCTTGCTCCACCTCGGGCCCCACGCCCTTTACCTGCGGGGGCAGCAGCGCCGACAGCCGCTGGGCGATCTCGTCGGCCCCCGGCCAGTCCAGGTTCCGCGCCAGCAGATCGCCGATCAGCGGCGCAGCGGCCGGATAGGCGCGGATCAGCTCGATCATCTGGTTCGCAGACTCCTCCCGGCGGCTGGTGAAGCTGGGCCCTGACCGCACCGTCAGGTCGTACTTGCCCGCCGCAAGGTCATAGATCTTGCCCACGGCCTTCAGCTGTTCCGCGGCTTTGGCGCTGTCCTGCCCGCCCGGCGCGACACCCACGCTGCGCGCCGCGCCGTCCGGTCCCAGCACCCGTACGACGCGCGCCGTCGCATAGACCTTGGGAACCAGGTCCAGCAGGATCCGTCCGGCGTGCCGGATCGCCCGGCTCAAGTTGTCGATGTAGTGGAAGGTCGAGACGTCGCCTTCTCGCTGCCGGGCCATGATCGCGCGGCCAGAGGTCTCGTTCGACCGCGCGCCCAGGCTGGCGTCGAACAGGCCCGTGATCGACTTCATGTCGTCCGCCGCGTTCATCGCCTCCTGCAGCGCCCCGGCCGGCACGCCGGCGAACCCCTGGCGCATCGGCGGCTCGGGGCCGTCGTATTCGATGTAGGCGTGGCTCTGGACATTGGCCGTCGCCCACTTCGCCGAGTCCGTCTCGAACGCCCCCTTGCGGCCGATGAACGGCGCCTTGGGCACCAGCGCCACCAGTTCCGTCGACGTGGTGCGCCAATAGTTGAACATCCGCTGGGGGTCCTTGGCGTCCCGCACCAGGCTGCGCAGCCGGCGGCGCCCATCGACCATCAGCTCCTCGCCATAGACCGGCACGATCGGGATGAACCGTCCCGCCCAGTCCACGGTCTCCAGCACCTCCGCCCCGGTGACGATGCGCTGCGTCACCTTGTGGCTGGCGGTCTGCCTGGGCCGGCCGATGGGCTTGACGCCCAGCGCGTCGAACATCGCCTTCTGGGCCTTGTAGACGCCCTCCTCCACCACCTGGCCGTCCGACAGCGCCAGGATGGTCTTGGTCGTCCGCTCGCGCCGCCAATACTCGGCCACCATCACCCGATTGCCGTCCATCCACGGCCCGTCCAGGCGGCCATAGTCGTCCGCCTCCCAGTCCACCGCATGGGCGCCCTTCCAGCGCGCCTCGAACGCCGCCCGCGGCAGGCTGTCCACCACGAAGGCGGTGTTCCAGTCCGAGCTGTCGGCCGCCGTCCCCTCCGGGTCGCCATAGATCGAGAACGGGTTCGCCACCCGCTCGATGGCGATGTCCTGGTCGAAGCCGTCGTCGGCCGCGTAGCGGGTGTTGATCCGGAAGTAGCCGACCCCCGAGGTTACGGCGAAGTCGAGTGCAGTATCGTACGCGACCTCGGCATCCGAACTCTGCTCGATATGCCGGATCAGCCCGTTGAACACCTCCGCCGTCTCGGGATCCGAGCCGCCGTCCACCGGATGCACCGAGATCGCCGGCTTGTTCTGCCGCGCGTCGTTGACCACCTGGCGGATGAAGGTCGGCAGCCGGTTGATGGTCAGGCACGGTCGGCCCTCCAGCTCCCGCTCGCGCCGCACCTTCTCCGGCCACTGCTCGCCCAGACGGGCGAACCGCAGGTCGTCCAGCGCATCGCGCCGGTTCTCGGCCTCCGCGTCCGCCGCCAGCCGGAACGCCGCGCGGGCCTCTTCAAGAATGTCTTCGTCGGACAAAGGCTTGGCCCCATGGGTTAAGGCCCGCGCGAGCGAACCCCATCCACCCCATTGGGGGTGGCTCGCAAAGCGAGGGGGTCGCTGGGTCGCGAGCGACCCACGCGGGGCGATGGCGGCCCTCTCGGACCACGGCGATCAGGATGTGGAAGGCGCCGGCTCCGCGCTTAGCCCGCAGCGGCAGGACCTCGGGCGCACCAATCAACGCTGACTGAACTCTCGCAAATTCTCAGGAGAATGTCAAGAACAAAACGCGAACAAATGCTACGCGAGATGGCCGACCTCTACGGGCGGTCGCCGCTACGGACAGGTTTTCGAGACGGGCCGGCGCGGAAACCCAAACGCCTTCCCGCGCCGGAAGTCCCGCCGCTTGGTGGCTTCCGGCCGAAGGTCGAGGGAGAGGTCGCGCCTGATATCCATCTGGATCGGAAAGACGAGCCCGGCCTTGCGCAGGTCCCAGAAATCTCCGCCATCCACGTCGTAGATATAGGTGCAGCCACCGGCAGTCACCGGCAGTCGGTCGTATCGCAGATCGCCGCCATAGAATGTCCGGCTCTGTCCGGGCTTGAGGGTCACGAGCACGTCGCCGCGATCCGTGTTGTCGGGCGTATCCAATCTAAGGCGGATCACGATGGGAGCGCCCGTCTCGTTATACACCCTCCCCCGTTCCATCTCGCTGCAACTGCCCAGCAGGGCGCTACCCGCAGCCAGCAGCGCACAAGCCCGCCTCAAGGCCGCCTCCGACCCGACCAT